TAAAATAGCGCCCAAAACAAAGGAGGATATAACAAATGAAAAAGTACGTCGTGAGTAGTAAGACAACCTATGAATACAAAATTGGTGAGGTGACTGAACACGGGGAAATAAAGCATCTAGACGACCTCTACACGCACAGCGAGCTAGACGGCGAGAAAATTGACGCACTGATAGCAATGTATTCCGAAACCGCTATAGTTTATATGGTAAAAGAGCAAACAAAGTTTTATCGCATGCCGGAATATGACTTCTTTCTCTTAGCAGAAGAATTTGACGTTTACCAGCCTGACGAGGAGGCCGAACAATGATATTCGTAAAATGGCGCATTGATGGCGAGGAAGACTCAACCTGCACCACGTTTGAACTATACGATTCTCTAATAACAGCCATAGCAAATCTTCACGGCGAATTGATAAGCGTAAAAGTGATATCTATTTAAGGAGGCCAATTAAAATGAAGCGTCATATCATCGTTGAAACAACCGATCTAAAGCATTGCCTGATAGCCGCCAATTTCTTTAGAAACTGCAACTCAGCCCTATATCTAATCCGCCAGCGCGGCGTCTGGCAACTAAGTGCCCGGTATTAACCGGGCACTTTTCATGCCCACAGCTCTTACACCCCACTTGTTAAAATTTTAACAATCGAACATTTGTTCGCACTCATGGGCCGCCTCCGGCATCGACTAACCCGCCCCAACCTACCAATTTAATTGGTAGGTTTAACATCGCACACCCGGTTAGCGTAAGCTAACACTACTTTACACAAACCCATGAAAATTCCGCATGTCGTGTTCATAACTAGTTCATATTTCCTCGCTATAATACACCATAGAGAGGAGGACAAACCCAATGAAATACATCACAAGAGAGCGAGCCGTTAGCGCCTTTAGATTTGGCAAGCACATCCCGCCTAAATGGTACATGAACCTAATCAATCAAGGCAAAGCGTTTGCCACTATAGACAACAGCGATAAAACCAACCCGCTGAAACTTGAAATTCAACTCCCTAGCGGGAACGTAACAGCAGTCCCCGGCGATTGGATTCTATTAGACCCCGAAGGCAAAATAAGCGTGCTTTCCCATGATGAATTTGTACGCACATACAGGGAGGTAAACGATGGATGATTATGCTGTAGGAAGATTCAAAGCGTTTTATAACCTCATTATTTACGGCTACGATGCAATGAACTCACCTCAGGTGGTAAACTCCAGTTGCCGTAATAACCAGGAACAAGAGGAGGGCTACAATGCAGGAATAGCAGAAATTGCACTTAATCGTGAATGCATAAAGGCATATATTGAAAGAAGAACTACCGAACGATATTTAGACGCATGCACAAAACGAAAAAGAAATGATCGTACTGAATAAAGGGTAATAGGGTTCCTAAAAGCCCGTAAAACTATTTCACATATGACCTAGAGCGCACAATAGAGCGGAAAGAAAAAGATTGCGCAAGAGTTTCGCAGAAGAATACATGCCTAACCCTTCCTAGCCGGTCTGTGGGTTATCAGGCCGGACCCCACGGGGTAAACCCGCTCCCTCTAATCACAAAATGAAAGGAAGTGAACACTCCCTCCACAATTCAATACGTCGAAACGGTACATTTTTAACAGTACAGAGGGAAGCGAGCAAAATCTCCGCGATTCTAAATTTAAAGAAAGCAAGAACTTGAACAGGAGGAAAAACCATGGCAAAGTACATGACCAGAACAGTAGATACTTATATCTATCATCTGGGGAACATCGAGAACAACGGCGATGCAAACACCATTATCCCCGTAACTGACATTTCCAGCGAAAAGAAGCTGGGCGAGCGAGAGACAAAGAAGCTTCTGAAAGAGCATGGCGCACAGATTGTCTATAAGATCGACAACGTGCCTCATATCTACCGCCTCTCCCTTGACAAGTTCATGGAACTGGCCGAAGAAGTACCCGCAAAGAACATTCAGTAAACAATCATATTTTAGGAGGAAATAACAATGGATATGAATAAGCAAATGCAGGCGTTTACCGGCTCCGAAACTTCTGACATGTTTGTTAGTTTCGACCCCGTAGCTCCCGATGATAAGATCAAGCTGTACAACGCCATCAACGCCCCTGAGACCCGTATTGCAGACATGGTCAACAAGCCCATTTGCCTGACCGATGTAATCATGGTCAAGTGCAAAATCAACGACAGAGGCCGCTCCGCTGAGCGGGACGCAATCCGTGTTATTCTGATCGATGACCAGGGCGAGACCTACGCCGCAACTTCTTCTGGCATTACTAACAGCGTTCGCAACATCTTCAACATTTTCGGCACCCTGCACTTCCCTGAGGGTCTGAAAGTTACCATTGAGCAGATTAAGACCAGCAACGGGAACACTCTGACCATGAAGCTCATGGCCTAACAAATCCGTCCCGTTATTCAATCTAGGGAGGGGCGCAAGCCCCTCCCTTTAATCAAAGGAGGTGTAAAATGGCATCCCGCACAGTATCCGAAAACACAAGCCGCATATTAACGGAGGGCGCTGATTTCATATCAAAGAAATTTCGCCTACCATGTGAGATCGACCCAGACGCGGCTTTAGTTCTAGCTCAAATTGCAACATTTGGGAAGGGGGTCAGGGTATGGCACGGAGGAAAAGAGGTACAACAGGATCAGCTGAAAATAAAAGTGTCTATAACCCAACAGAACAACAACTGAAAAAGCTACAAAGCGAGATAAAGAACTACAACAGGCGTTTACAGAGCGCAATTAAAAGAACATCTCCAGAACTAAGAGAATATTTACCACCGAAACTTTCATATACAGAGGAAGCAGGTAAAATAAAATCAGCAAAGGGATTTAAGCGCAGAATAGAGACCCTACAGAGATTTGATAGGGCCGGACTTGAGCTAACAACCTTTGAAGGCCGCCCAATAGCAAAGGCATCGCTTGACTTGTTAAAGCGCTCAGTGGCAGAAGAGAATAGACGGCGCAAAAAGCGACTTGCCACACAGGCAGAAGCACAAGAGCGTTTAGGTAGATTTCCTACTCAGCCCGTATATGGCACAAGGCCAATAACACTCTCAAAAATAATAGCAGACGAAGAAAAGCGTAGGAAAATAGAAATAGACTTCCTAGAGCCCTCAGAAGCCGACCCACTAACAGAAGCATACAGGCAAAATTACATTAGGCATGTATATGAAGCCATGCAATTATGGAACATGACAAACGGAGAGGACCCAGAAGTAACTAATCTTATAATGCAAATCATAGGCTTAGTATCAAGTGCATCAAAAGAAGTTATCGACGCTTCAATAGGCATACCAGAAACAAGGATAGACATAGTTTCAGACTATGAGTTATTCATGAATAACCTAGCCTACATACTGGGACTCTGGGAAAGCCTATGATATGGGAATATATGCGGCTGACTTTGAAACAACCACAAATCCTGATGACTGCCGGGTGTGGGCGTGGTGCATTTGTGATATCTATAACATAGATGAAACTATAGAATATGGAGAAACGATTTACAGCTTCATAGAATACATATCAAACTTACACGGCAAAATATACTTCCATAATCTGAAATTTGACGGAACATTTATAGTAGACTATTTACTAAAACATAATTTTGAGCACTCACAGGAAAGGAAGATATATCACAATGAATTTAGTACCCTGATATCAGATATGAGGCAATGGTATCAGATCAGATTTGTACCAGATAGGAAATCAGGATCAGACGATGAAATCCAAATAATAGATTCCCTGAAAATACTTCCAATGCCAATATCTGATATGCCAAAATCTTTCGGGATAGAGGAAAAGAAGCTAGAAATTGACTACCACGAGGACAGAGAAATAGGGCACATACTAACGCAAGAAGAAAAAGACTATATTTCTCACGATGTAATAATATTAGCAAAAGCCCTTAAATTTATGTTTGATCACAATCAAACAAGACTAACAACTGGCTCAAACGCCTTGCACGATTACATGTCCCGACTAGGAAAAGAACAATATAAACAGAGATACCCGGAACTAGATTTACCAACGTTCACTGACTTTAAGAAATCGTACAAAGGCGGATTTACATTTGTAAACCCAGCATACAAAGACAAGGATGTAAAAGAGGGAGCCGTATTTGATGTAAATTCAATGTATCCGTGGGCAATGAAAAATTGTCTACTCCCCTACGGAGAGCCGGTATATTTTCCAGAGAGATACAAACAAAACCCGATGTACCCACTATACATACAATGCATATTATGCGAATTTAAGCTAAAGCCAAATCACTATCCATGCATACAGATAAAAGGACATTTCATGTACCACGACACGGAGTATCTAACACAATCAATAGAGCCAACCTATTTATACCTAACAAGCGTAGATGAGAAGCTAGTATTCGATCACTATGACGTTAATGTAATAGAGTGGTGCGGCGGATACATGCTAAAAGGAACGCACGGCCTATTTGACGAATACATAGACTATTGGTACAACGAAAAGACCGAAGCTAGAATAGAGGGAAACCCCGGGCGCGAGAAGATAGCGAAACTAATGCTAAACTCTCTGTACGGAAAATTCGGATCAAAGAAAAGAGGAAAGTCATGCATCCCATATCTAAGGGAAGATGGAAGAGTAGGATTTAAGCTATCAGAGGAGGAGATAAGAAAAGGCGGATATATCCCAATGGCCTGTTTTATAACAGCCTATTGCAGAGACAAGATAATCCGCGGAGCACAAATTTGCGGCGATAGATTCATATATGCAGACACGGACAGTCTACACGTATCAGGAACAGAGCCGCCGGAAGGGCTGTGGGTAGACAACAAAGCCCTAGGAGCATTTAAGTTAGAAGAAACATTCATTCGGGCCAAATTTATACGTCAGAAAACCTACCTAGAAGTAACGCTAGGGAAAGACTATCAAGAAAAAATCAACATAAAATGTGCCGGTATGCCTAAGAACGTCAAAGAGACAATAACTGAAAGCGAATTTACAGAAGGAGCAGTATTTGACGGAAAACTCCTTCCCAAAATCGTACCCGGCGGCGTCATTTTGAAGGAGACAACTTTCAAAATAAAAAAGGCAAAAGGGGTTGACAACTCGCTTTCATTATGATACAATACCCTAGAGGGGTCCTTGCTTTCCTAGTGTCCCCGTCCGGGGCACCGGGGCGAAGAGCCTTCCCGGGTGGGAATTGGCGGTGGTGTGCTGACACAGTGGAGGGCAAGGATTTCCCTTATTTTACAGAGGTGATAAAGTGGACAATAAGGACACGTCCATGTATTACAATGCAGATGACACGCTCTCAAGAAACAGGTTATTTAATTTTGTTGTAGGCGCTCGTGGAGCTGGTAAGACCTACGGAGCCAAAAAGAGGGCAATTAAAAATTTCACCGAAAAAGGCGAACAATTTGTATATCTTAGAAGGTACGATACAGAAATGCCTCAGTCACAGATGCGAAACTTTTTCGATGATATCATGCAGGAGTTTCCGGATCACGAGTTTAAAGCGGACCGCGGATTATTCAGGATAGACAAGGAAGTGGCCGGGTGGTATTTCCCGCTGTCAAAGGCAGTGATGCTTAAATCAATGCCGTTTCCAAACGTCACATTGATTATCTTTGACGAATTCATCATCGGAGCAGGCGCATACCGCTACCTTCAAAACGAGGTTGTAACCTTCCTTGAATGTTACTCAACAATATCAAGAGACAGAGACGTTCCCGTGTTATTTTTGAGTAACGCCGTCACATTCAGTAACCCTTATTTCCTATATTTTAACCTATCATTAGAAAAAGGGCAGAAGAGAAAACTATTAAAGGATATCCAACTAGAGACAGTTACAAACCCAGCCTATGTAAATCACGTAAAACAAACCAGATTTGGACGTCTGATAGACGGAACAGAATATGGGTCCTATTCAATGGACAACGAGTTCTTGCTAGACACGGATTCATTCATTGAAAAGATGGTTACAGCCTGCTTCTATGTTACAACGATACTAATAGACGGCTTCAAAATTGGCGTGTATAGGGACATGAACTCTGGTATTTTCTATCTATCAGAGAAAACTGATGACACAAGAAAGATAACAATAAGCCTAACATTAAACGACCACAACAATTCAACCGTATTAGCCACAAGGAACAACATAGTTATTAAAGGTATAATGGATGCTTTCTCAGCTGGTATGCTAAGATTTGAGACACAAAAAGTAAAGAATTTGGCGTGGCCTATACTAAGAAAGCTACTATAACAAATGGAGGGTTACAAAATGGCATATGAATTTACTCAGGATTCTTTCCGGGAATTTTCAGAGGCGGTTATCTCCGCAGGAGGGGATCAGGCTACTCTAACGACTTTATTGAGCCAGATGCAAGACGTTATCATTGACAATATCGGGAAAATGGAACAGCTCACGCAGAGCAATGAGAACGTCACCAAGGAAAACGAACGGCTCAAGAGTGCAAATATGGACCTGTTTCTCAGAATTGGTTCTCAGGCTGAGGCCATTGAGAACAAGTCTAAGGAAACCCCCAAAGATGATCCGGTAGGAGTTGACGATTTTCTAAAGAATCTCTATAAGGAGGATAATAACAATGGCAACTAAGAACAATCCTATTGCAAGCCCTGAAATGATGAACGCAATCCGCAATGACGCAAGTGACGCTTACAAGGCGGCGGTCCCTCTGGCTACCGCCTCCAATCTGGCTGACGTGGGAAACCCCATCCTTGCATATGATGCAATGGCAAACGAGTTTCTGAGTGCGCTGGTCAACAAGATCGTTGCTACCATCCTTTACCGCAAGATGTGGAACAACCCTCTGTCTATGCTCCGCAAAAACGCTGAGCCTCTGGGTGTTGACGTTGAGGAAGCCCACGTGAATCCGGCCACCGCTCAGGCATATGACGGCACTGAAACTGGTATGGCCGCGGTTCTGAAAATGACAAAGCCCGATGTGGCCGCCGCGTGGTATCGGCTGAACCGTCAGGACAAATACCCCGTAACCATCAACAACGAACAGCTTACAAACGCTTTCGTCTCCTGGAACGCCCTTGAAAACCTCATTCAGGGCATTGTAGACAGCCTTTACAATGCGAATACCATTGATGAATTCAAGTACACCAAACAGCTGGTTGTTGATGCAATTACTGACGGAAAGCTGAAAACAGTTACAGCAGTAATGCCCAACAACGAGGCCACCGGCAAGCAGTTCCAAGTCCAGCTCCGCAATATGTCCATGCTGTTCACCTTCCCCTCCAGCGCCTACAACAACTACAAGCTGATGGGAGGCACCGGAAACGACCGCGTAACATGGAGCCCCATCGAAGATCAGTTGATCATCATCCGCGCAGACGTAGCCGCAAATATCGGTGTTGAGGTACTGAGCGCGGCGTTCAATCTCAGTTACTCTGATTACCTGGCCCGGCAGATTATCGTTGACGATCTGGGCGCCGATGGAAAGACACTGGCAGTGCTGGCAGACACTAAAACATTCCAGATTCGCGAAAAGCTCCGCCGTTTCACAACCTTCTATAACGGGTCCGCGATGAACTGGAATTATTGGCTGCACGCGTGGGACACCTTCTCTCTGTCTCCCTTCCACAATTGCGTGGCCCTCCGCACCGCGTGAGAGTAATTTAGGGAGGGGCGAAAGCCCCTCCCAATAGAAAGAAGGTGAAACCATGGCATTATGGAGACCCGAAACAACAATTTACCTTTGTACAAATACAGGCATAGATCAGTATAATAAACCCTACTTTGAATCCAATGCCGCCATGCAAGGGTGGTTAGCCGGAAAAGTAAAAGCGTCTTTCACACAATACTCATATCAGAGAGCGGACGAAAGACAATACTGCCGCGTCGAATACAATTACAACGATGCCTTGACATGCGACATTATCATGTGGCAAAACACCGGCACCGGGCCGCGCTGGATTATCGCGAACATTACAGGGGTTGAGTGGGTAAACCCGAACACAACAACCATCTATTTTGAAGTAGACGCATTTTGCACCTACTGTGGGGACATAAACTGGCCAACCTCCTACAGCCTAGTGGAAAGAGAGCATGTCGTGAACGACTGGAACGGAGCTAATCCAAACTGGATTAACATAGGGATACCCGAAGGAATGGGAGGCACACCAGACCAAGTTGTATATGACCAAATAAAGGCATACGCACCAGATACATTTGTGGTATTCACTCCTTATGATTCTTCCGGACAACCAATGTTTGGAGGCACTGTAGAAAATAATGTGTTTAACGGCTTAACTATGAGAACTTTTTCAAGCGCAGGAGCCGTTAACAGCTATTTGCAGAGCGTAGCAGAATCAAGCGAGGGAAAGCTAGAGAATATCCTAGGCGTTTACTCCGTACCCGGCGATTTCCTATCCGATTTGTCAGAAGCAGTTGAAACTATTCCGCCGTGGCAAAGCGGTGGAGCAATTGGTCCAGACCTTTGCAGAAATGCGAAATGTTATTCTAGTGAATTTTGCGTGGCGCAAGTAGAAGGCATGAACAGCGAGACAGTGACATACAAACCCGAGCTAATCACAACACAAGGCACGTTTAACTTCCATATCTACGGGCGCTTTATCGGAGGCGGCGGAGGAATCATTGCAACGCCAGACGCCTATGACTACATGGGAAACCCTGGAGAATACGGGTGCGCAATCACCGTATTTCCGCAAGGTGCATGGGTTGGAAATCAATATGCTCAGTATCAACAGACCAACAAAGTAAACATTCTAGCAACCACAGCAAAATCAGCTGGATCTTTCATCCTTGCAGGAGCCGCTGCTGCCACAGGGGTAGGAATGGCCGCCGTTCCGGGACTCGTTGCAAGTGGCCTCAGTAGTGCGGCAAGTATTTGGGATGCAGATACAAAGGCCAAAAAGGGTTCAGCCGCTGTTAATGGCTCTGTGTCTTCTGACCCCATCCTAGCTGCCTCAATTGGCCAGTTTGGCTTCAAATTCCGCTGGTACATGTGCAACGAGAGCATCATGAAATCAGTTGACAGCTTTTTCGACCGCTACGGCTACAAGGTCATGAGGCTGAAAGTTCCAGAGCGCAACAGCCGTCCATGCTGGAATTTTGTTAAGACTTCTGAGGGTCACGTATCCGGTGCTATTCCAACCGCCTACAGAGAGCGCATTGAAGCAATGCTAAATGCTGGTGTCACATTCTGGAACGTAGGAGCAAGAGCCATCGGTGACTTTTCCAACCCGTCCGCTAACAAGAGTTAGGAGGTTGCCATGGAAACTGTAATTGTTGCTATACTCTCTCTAATCGGAACGCTAGTTGGAACTTACGCAGGAATTGTTTCAGCCAACAAGGTGACAGAGTGGAGAATAAAGCAAGTAGAATCTAAAATATGCGCCCTATCAAAACAAGTGGAAGAACTTACAGCAACAGTGAACTACATACAAGGCAAAATGGAGGTACTACATGACCATTGAGTTTATAACAGTTGTAGCTCTAGTGCTCATTTATCTGGCAATCTATATGTTACTAATCCCGGTTGGAAAACGTCTACACTACATTATGTCCAGAACAGTATTCAAAAATAAACCGATCAACCATACCGCATATTGGCTGACATACATAATGGTAAATATTATTGTATCTCTCACAGGAATGATTATCATTTTCAACCTAGTAAAATACACTGCGGAGGTGTGGATTATATGACCAATCTATTAAAACGATTAGCTAACCTCATGTCCGTTAAATCCCTAGTAACAATCGCCCTGACAATCGTGTTTTGCATTATGGCATATAAACAGACAATCTCACAAGACTTTATGACCATATACTCTGTTGTTATCGCTTTCTTTTTCGGTGCTCAAAGTACCAAGAGCAACAACCAGGAACTTCAAAACGACCTAGAATACGCGGAAACGAAAAACGCAGAATTATATAACCAGTTGATGGAGCTGTCAAAAGAAAACGCGGCCTTAACCGCTGAACTAGAGGAGGCGTACAAGAATGCATCTAATCCGGAACTACCTGACGAATAACGACTGCTATAAAGCAGGTAAACCTCTAAATATTCGAGGCATCATGGTACACAGCACAGGTGCAAACAACCCCAACCTAAAACGATACGTTCAGCCAGACAAAGACGGTATTGGCGTAAACAAGAACGGTAATGACTGGAACCACCCCGGCATTGATACCTGTGTACACGCCTTTATTGGCAAGCTGGAAGACGGCTCCATTGCCACCGTGCAGACCCTCCCATGGAACATGCGCGCGTGGCACGCCGGTTCAGGCCGTTGGGGATCGGCAAATAACTCCTATATCTCTTTTGAGATTTGTGAGGACGGCCTTACAGACCCAGATTATTTCAACGCTGTATATACAGAGGCTATAGAACTCTGCGCCTATCTATGTAGGCTCTACAGGCTGGACCCATCACAAGAGGATGTCCTAATCTGTCACTCTGAAGGCTTCACTCTAGGGGTAGCATCCAATCACGCTGACGTTATGCACTGGTTTCCAATGCACAACAAAACGATGAACGACTTTAGAGCAGATGTATATGCACTCCTGAAAAGCGCCGGTGGAGCATCCCCGGAAGAGATCGTAAGAGAATACCGTAAGACACTACAGGACAATGACGCAGAGAACTGGTCAGAAGAGGCCAGAGAATGGGCAATTAGAAACGGTCTTATTACAGGATACGAAGGAAATTACATGTGGCAGGATTTTGTAAATAGAGAACAATTAGTTACCATTCTTAAAGCCTTCAATAAAACATTGGGAAATCCCGTGCCGTAAACTACACTCAACTCCCGGCGTCTACCGTCAACTCCCGTAGAGGCAATTAAAGACCAGACCTTTTCTGTTATGGGCTAGGGTAGACAGACAAGACCAGGCCAGACCAGTCCAGTAAAGTTATTTATTGTAAGGTATCGCTGGAGATATGCCTCGCAAGACCAGGACAGTTTATTATCCGATACTAGTTTAGGAGGCGTTACAATGAAAGTATTTATTTCACAGCCCATGAAAGGACTTTCCAAGGAAGAGGCTGGGAGAAGCATAGAGGGTGCATTATATGAGGGTTAAAAGGCGCAATGGGCCGTTCTCTAAACTGTATAGTAGGATTTTGGGCTGGATTGTGGTGTTGTTTTTAGCCTGCTTGTTGGCTGGAGGGTTTTATCTGGCTCTGCTGTCTATCAAGTATCAGTACACGGGAGCTTTGGCTTGTTGGACCATATGTGCAACACCTATCGGAACGGCTGTTACGATTGTGCTAGGTAAGACCATAGACAAAGAGATACAGAACGTAAAAGGACCTAACGGAGAGGGGCTTGATTATACAAACGGCGCAAAGGAATACAACGTGGATTCTGCGCCGGTTTAGGAGGTGGTAAGATTGTTTGATTGCTTTTTCGGTGCAAATCTTCCGGGCATAGTATTCCCATCTAATGGAGCTAGGGCGGAGGTCTTAAACGCACAGCAGACCATAGAAATTTATAACCGATTTATCAATATGGCGTTAAGCCGGTTTAGATGGACGGGCCTGCCGGACAGTTGCAATGAACGCGCGCTTGAAATGACGCTGTTGTTTTACGGCGTGGCGCTGTTCGCTAATGATCCGGACCTAGGGTATATCCATACAGCGGTAACTTTGCCGGGGCCTTTTAACATCTACTATGAGAGCGTAGTGAGAGAGGCGTATAGTTTCGAGTATCGACACAGATTTGACATTGATAATAGTGTGTTGATTAGAGCTAATAAGACTATGACGCCAGACTATCTTTCTATTTGGAACTATTCGCCCAAAATTTCAAACGCACTCAGAAGCATCGATATCCACACTGAGACTATCAAGAGACCATTTGCAATTCAGTGTGACGAGAAGGACAAGCAAAGCGCTATCACGGCGGCAAACAAAATTGCCGGGAATGAGATTGCTATTTTCGGCTCTAAGTTCGGTAACCCTGAAAGCGTGAAGGTAATGAACTTTGGCGTAAACTGCGTGCTGAATGAGATGTGGGCAAATGTGCGAAACTACATGCAACAACTTTGCACGAGCTTAGGAATTGATAGCCTTACAAGCGACAAGAAAGAGCGCCTTATTTCTGCGGAGGGGCAGGGGCAGAGAAATCCCACGCGGCACATTATCGAGAGTGAGCTGTGGTGCAGGGAAAGGGCATGTGAGGAAATCAATACTATGTTTGGCTTGAATGTTGGGGTAGAGTTGAACGCCGTGGAAGACTTCATGGAAGAATTCATAGAGATGGATAAAGGTTTCCAGAAGGGAGGTGACGTCGGTGCGTCAACTAATAGGGACGAGCCAGATTAACCCGGAATTGGGGGAACTCGTTTCGGGTGGGTATGAAGTTTTCAACGACTGGTGGAACACCTTTATTCCAGAACATAAGAAGCACCTAGAGGGAAAGATTATAACATACTATTGGTTTAACCAGATCGGCGCGGAGACGCCGGACAGATTCAAGCATTTTCTTAACGCGGAATTGATGAAGATTATGCCGTACTATAACAGGCTATATGAGAGCGAGCTAATTAAGTTTGATCCCATGTTGAATCAGTTGGTCAAGACTAATGGTAGAAACGTCGAGAATCTGCTTAGGGTAGCTAATTCCGGTGAGAATTCGGCAGCCATCATGCTCAGGGATTTCGTGAATAGTCATAGGGATGACGAAAGCACAAAGGGGAATTTAACTGGCGCATATGATAGCACTTTGGATCACACGGCAGAAGAGACATATGAAAAGCAGGGCGACAAGACTTCTAAGGAAGTTGTTGACGAGGATGTAACCGGAACTAAAGATTCTACAACTAAGGTTGTTGATAACACGACTGAGGACAATTCTAAGGATATTACCAGGGAGCTCACTAAGGACAGGACACTGAATGAAACGGTAGAGACGACACGGGATACGACTACTAAGACAAGTGGATCTGGAACTAGCGATAGTACGCTGGAGAGGTCTGTCAATACGGACGGAACGAAGCTTTATTCGGATACACCTCAAAAGAATGTTAATTCTAGCGGGGGCGTGCAGAACAGTGTTGTCTGGAACTATCTGACCAACGCAACGCAAACAGGAGAGGACCAGAACACCGATGAAAGTACGCATACTAGCAACAGCTATACAGAGGATAAAACGGAGAAGGTAACAGAGAACACGACTAGGAACGTGACGGAAAACGAAACTGAAAATGAGACGGTTGGAGAGACTGAGAAAAAGAATAAGGCCTATACGAGTGATACAACATACCATGAGGATACAACAGAGAACACAGATAGGACTACAGACTATAATGAAGATTGGCATGAAAACGGCAAGTCTAACCTCACCGAAAATACCACGGGACATAATGATACCGTTGAGGATACAACAGGAGAGCGTCATACGGCTGGGATCGAGCAGGGCAAGACAGATGAAAAGCATACGCAAAGCAAGGATAGAAAAGAAGATGAGACGCAGACAAAGGAAAGCGGAATTGAGGAAGTTGTCAGCGGGTACGTTGGTATTAGTGGGTCTGAATTGCTGGCGGCTTTCCGTAAAACCTTCATCAACGTGGACGAAATGATTATTGAAGCCCTTAGAGGGTGCTTTATGGAGGTATTCTAATGAAAGATTGTTATCATGATTTTGACCATTGCTGTGAGCCTAACCCCTGTGATCCTTGTGACCCTTGTAAGCCTGGCCCTTGCGGGACACCTGTGCCGCCTCCTGTCCGGCCTGTGGTGAATATCCCTGGACCTAACGTGCAAGCTCAGATGTGTGAAATGGCTGGCAGGGTAAACGAGTGCATCCTGAGATGGAACCAAATTCAGCGTAATTGCTATGAGGCTCTTGATAGAGTGGTTGGCGCGGCTGTGTCCAATGATGTATATTATGATCGGGACGAGGTTGGCATGGAAAGCGGGTACTCTGAAAACGATAGTTGCCCGTATCACGTCATCAACGTGAAGTGTGTTGACAAGTGCGGTAAGCCTATCTTTATCAAGCTTATGCCTGCATTTGGAAATACTACAAATTCCGGGCTTGTGCAGAGTATTCAGGATGTTAGTTTTGTGACTAACGCCAACGCAATTATTAGTGCAACCACGGACGCACCGTGGAAGGGCGTAGCACGGTATATGGGTGCGCCTATGGCTAGCACACCTGAGGGTGGCATTTTCTGCGGC